CCCGGCAAAGGTAGGGACGTGGTTCGCTTGCTTGGCTAGGATGACGGCCTCAAAGTCAGCGAGTTCGACCTCGGCTTGGCTCATGTCCGAGATTGAGAACTGCCGGATGGCCTCGGTCTTGACGATCCACATGAGGACGATGGTGTGGTCGGGGAGGATGACGTTGATGGGTTGCCGGGCATCCCGCTCGGAGGTGGTCGAGGTGGTCACGACTTACCTCCCTTTGCGGACCGCCATTCATGCGATGCGTTGCCGACTTCGTAAGATGAAATACGGCTAGTGAGGACTCGCTCAAGTTCATCCCCAGCCTTGGTCAGCCGCATGACATGACCGCAAAGCATGGCGGACTTGTCGATTTCCTCGTCTAGCTTCTGGTCAAGGTAGTCGCAGTTGTTTTGGAGCCTTTCGACCTCGGCCTGCAGTCGGGCGTTCTCTTGCATCGCCGCCTTGAGTTTCCTGCGGACTTGCTCGCTCACGACTGACCTCCCGCTTCAAAGTCGATGTATGCCCGGTTCGCCTCGTCGGTGTCGGGTAGGTGCTTGCCCATCTCGGTGCCGAGTTTGCGGAGGAGGGCGATTTGTGCTTCAGCCTCCACCAGTTGCTTCTTGAGGCTGGTCACCGACAGGCAGTCGACGCGCTCGTGGGAACGGATTACGGCCTCAAGGCAACGGACCTCAGCCGTGAGGGTTTCGACCTGAGCGTCGAGGGCGATGATGCGGCCCTTCAGCTGGGCGTTTTCGATGATGGCGTCGATGTTCATTTGGTGGCGTTCCGTACGGCCTGTTCAAAGGCGTGAGTGTTGATGGCGGCGAGGTGTTCAGCGCTGAGGTCTTTTAAACCTTGTCCAGGCTTGAGCCAACCCTTGAGCGTGAGGATTTCCACGGCGGCCTTCTCAAAGCGGAGTTCGCCCATGAAGACCTTCGGGGCTTGGGGCTTCGGAGCGGAGGCCTGATGCCCGTCGTCGTCGAGGTCCACCGAGATACCGCAAGCGGTCTGGATAGACTGCCGGCGAATGTAGGTGATAGCACCCCCGACCTGTTGAGCCGTAAGGCCGTCGGCCTTGACCATCAGTTTCCCAAAGGCGAAGAGATGCCCCGAGGTGTGCAGCAGGGAAGTCGAGACGCCGACCTTGCCTTCCTCAGTCTCGAGGACTTGGACGAGGGCTAGGTTGTGCGCTTGAAGGACAGGCTTCACCGCGTCGAGCAGAGCGTCGAGCGAGACATAGCGTGCCTTAAAGGCGGGGTTGATGCGGTTAGCGCCGACGTTCTCCATCGAGGAGAGTGCGGCGATCAGGTCGAAGTAAGGGTTCGACTGCTCCTGGCTAACTGCGGTGGTGGTTTCTTTTTTGCTCATGGCTTGGTTTGTTTGTGGGTTGGGTGTGGGAAAGGCTTACGGGAATGAAGTCATCTCGTCCACCGTCTTCTGAGTGACGCATCGGAGGTGGTTATCGTGGGACAGGAACCAGGAGCGGCTCGAACCCGACACGCGGGGCTTTAACTTACGGGCCACGGTGCCGTCAGAGAGGACGACGTAGGAAGAGCCGGAGAGTTCGCGGTAGGTCGCGGGGGCTTTGGCTTCAGGGGTTTGCTTGGAGGGTTTCTTTTCGGGGGACATAGGGAGGGGGTTAGTTGATGGCGCCGCGTCGAGCAGCGTCAAGGATTAGGAGAGCGTCGGCGTTCCAGAGGGTCACGTCCTGATCGGGGAAGAGTTCAGCTGCTCGGGCCTTGAGGACGTTCTTCCACTCGGTCGTCGAGCGGTCGCCCTTGGTGCCGACGGGGTGAGCCTTCATCCAGATTGCCGGACGTATGCGGTGGACCTCCCAGCCGTGGGCAACGGCGCAACCGTAGAGGACGCCCGTATTCCACATTAGTTTCCCGATGGCAGAGCCGGGGATGTTCTTGCCGGCGAATAGCGGGGGTTCCTCAAGGTACAGGATGACGCGGCCCGCGTTGCCGTTGATGTCCTTTAAGAGCTGGACCACGTCCCAGTCGGTCGGCGGCATCTTGTGGGCTTCGGTCGTTCCCTCGGAAGGAGTATAGACGACGATGCCTCCGCTTACGCCCGGGTCGACGGCGACGATGGTTGGCTTGTTCATTTGGTAGAGCGTGGGTCTCGGTTAAGACGAGCGACCACGACCCGAGTTATGGCAGGGCAAGCCTTTAGGTCAAACCCTTTAGCCTTGAAGCCCGCGTAGCCGAGTTGGTGGGCGGCGTAGACTTCGCCGAGGGTGGGCTGTCGGCCTAGCGCCGTGGTCAGCCGTTCCTCGAGGAGGGTCAGCCAAGAGGTGGCGTATTCCCGCCCGACCCCTTCGTCCGTGGCCCAAGTGCTGTACCCGTAGGTCGGGAGGCCGTGGCGGGCTCGCCAGCGGGTCGTATCGGCCCACGCAGCTGGGAAGAACTGAGCCAGCCCCCGCTCACCGAGACGCCCGATGGCCTTGGGGTTGCCGGAGGACTCGACAAAGATGATGGCCTCGACTTGTCCAGGGGTGATGGCGTGGAGGGACGCGGAGGCCAAGAGCAGGAGTAGGGTTTTCATGCGAGGTCTCTAAACTTGCGGAGGATACGGTAACGGCGCTTGATGGCCCTGCACTTCTCTGGGTTGTTCTTATTCCAAAGACGCAGTCTAGCGTTAATTCGGTCTTTGTTTTTGTGGTAATACTTCAACGCGGTTGCCCGAAACTTATCGAGGTTAGCCTTACGCCATTTCTCATGGTAAGCCTTTTGCTTCTTGCGGTGCTTAAGTTGGTATAACTTAACTTTGTAGCGTCTGATTTCATCGTCGGTCATACCGGCAACGCGTGGATCGTTAGCCCGCTGGTAGACATAAGACCGCTTGTCGACCTTAGGCTCCTTGACTTTCTTAGCCTTAGGGGTGGTAACCAGCACAACCTTAGGGAGCAGCGCTTGAACACGTTCACGGCTCAAGCCAATCTTGGCGACCAGTTCGGTGAAGACGGGCTTTGGGGTTTTAGCCTTATGGGTGCGGGCAATGGCCTTGGGGACAGGCTTAGCAGGAGTAAGGCCTTCGGTAGGCTTGCACTCCAGGAGTTGTCGGATGCGGTCGGGGGAAAGACCGAAGTTGACGTCGTCGCTCATCGTCCGTCCATCGTCGGGTGAACCGAGCCTGCCTCCTTGTTGCCGTTGCGGTCGATGTAGTACCAAGTGAACAGGGCACGGCAGCCGGTGGTTAGGTTGGCATAGATGGAGACCGCCATGCAATTGTGGGACTCGCGGAGGTTCTCTTCGGCTACGGCGGCGCACATGGCAATACGCTGGCGGGCATACTTCTCCGTCCAGTCGCCTTGCAGGACGCGATCACGGCTGTAGGCGATTTGGTAGGAGAGGCCGCGGATGACATGGGCCGGGGAGGCCAGCATATCGGGGGACATGGCGAGAGGGTCGGGCATGGTCGTGATTAGTACTTGTTAATGATGTCGACGAGGCTGGGGCCGTCGGCGAGGGCAAGGATGTAGCCCGTGAGGGCTAGACCAGCGAGGAGGGCGAGGAGGAGACGCATGGGTTAGGTGGTTGGGGGTTATTCGGTTTCAAAGACGCGGACGCCATCGTTGTTGAGGACTTTGACTTCCCAGCCCGTCTGGTCGGCAAGAGCCTGAGCCGCAAGGCGCAAGTTCTCAAACAGGGTTTCGTTGGTGGAGGAGGCAGGGGTGGTGTTGGCTTGGTTGGTCATATGTATATTTGGTACTCCTCCTTTGTGAGGGCTTTAGGTTTAAGGTCAACCCCTATCTGCTAAAGGTCTTATGAACCCACTATTCTGCCCCTAAGTCGGTGTCCTAGTCAGCCCCTAGGCTACCCCCATAGACCCCTCTGGCTTGCCCTAGGAGGCGTTTGCCCGTCGGAAGCGTAGGAAGACCGCCACCCCCACCCCTAGGCACCCGACCGCCAGAGCCCAACCTAGGTCGCGACAGGCTTTCAGCCCCATCGTCGCCGAGGTCAGTTGGCGCTCGAGCCCCGCGTCGTCGCTCTTCGTGCCGGCGTCCGTGATCAGGAGGGCCATCGTCGAGGAGTTGGCAAACGAGCTGAGGATAAGGTCCGAGATGTAGGCCACCGAGACGGCAGCCATCCCAGCGCAAACGACTAGGGCCACCGTCGCCCAAAGGAGGTTCGTCTCACTTCCTCCGCTTGGCTGGTTTCTTTTTGTCATTCGGTTTCTTTGTGACCTTGGCGACCTCAGCGTCACCTCGGGCTTTAAGATACTTGAGGACGTAGTCCATGACCTCCGGCGCCGCGTACCCCGCCGCACCGACGACGCCCATGCGTAGACCAGGGGATGAGATGTGGTCCGTGATAGCGTATCCGACTAGGGCCGCGGTAATGGCGGCGGCAGAGATACGGCGCAACACCCAGCCCGGTGAGACGGGTTCCGTGGAGAGGAGCAATCGGGCCGTCATCGCAAGGCCACCGAGGATAGAGGCCACTAGCCCGTCCTTGACCAGGGACTGGGTCGCTTCGTTATCGATGGGTGGGGGCGGGCTCATTTGCGGGTGACGAGGATGAGGCAGATGTTGGCGACCGAGTAGGAAAGCCAAACGACAGCCATCAAGTAGTTCTTTGTGCAGAGGTTAGCCACGCCGGCGAACAGGTAGGCTAACCCAGCGATGCCCGGGACGACGGTCGTGCAAAAGGTCTCGGCGGTCATTTGCTAATCCTCACGGGGGTCTTGTGCTTGCCCATCAGGACGCGGCGGTAGTTCTGCGACCAGAGGGTGCGGGACATCTCTTTGCCTAGGCGGTCGATTTCAGCCTCGGAGAGATTGGGCAGGGAGATGTGCAGTTGCTCGTGGCAGAGGACTTCCATCTCACGAC